CTCTAGTTCTGTACGAACTTTATTCTCTGCAATCATTTTTTCATATCGTTTACTAGCTTTCTTTTTCCACCACTCAGTAATATTTTCTAATTCAAACCTATCAAAGTTTTCTGCTTTTGTTAGAACCTCTGTCTTTCCTAACAACACATCTCTTACATTTGAATATCCATACTCACCCATATAAAATCTTTTTTGTGTAGTAACATCACTTGCTTTATTCATTTGTTCAGTAAACATCTTATATGCTTTAGTATCATGTTCTTTTAAACTTGCTTTAATGATACTTACCATCTTACTTTGAATTTTTAATTTTCTACTTGCTGTAACTTTTCCATCAGCTGTTCTGGCAGGAACTAAATCTTCACCACCATTTTTTTCTGTAAACCAATCTCTCATTTCAAAGTATATGTCTTCACCAAGTGTTAATAAAAACTTAGATAGTGTATCACCTTTGTATCTTAAAAATGGTTTCATACCATCATACATAGACATACCTTTAATGTTACCATACAAACTAGTTGTTTCAAATAAACAGAACTCTGTATCGTATTTTTCATTTAACATTCTACGAACTGTATGTGAAGTACAAATAGATGCCATCAACTTACCACCAAGATAATTATATCCAAATGGTTGAACAGGAACAATATTAAAACCCATAATAGCACGTTTATTAAAGATACCTAAATCTGGTGTACCACCCAAGTAATCATTACGAGGTTTAGAATTAATTATTGGTGAACCTAATTTAATAAATCCAACAACTTTGTTTGTGTTTGTTTCTTTGACAATTATTTTCATCATTTTGCCAGGAGCATTGTCTGGTGAAAATGATGCAACCATTTCAAGCATAGTATCAAATGTTTCATTTGATGGTAGTATAATTTCAAAGTTCATATCTTCTGGATGCATATCATATGCTTGGAACATATCATCATCTAGACCCATGCCTGGCAATGCTTGTGGTATATTTTTTATTCGTTCAATCTTTCTAACACGAAAGTAATCATCAATACGATTGAAGTCCTTGAAGTATTTGATTAGTTTTGTAGCAGAATATATAGCGTCTTGTTTGTTTAGTATCATAATATTATAATATAATAAGTAGGGGTCAACTAATCCATTAGTCAACCCCCTGTGTATAATTTATAGTTAAATTAATTATAACACAATAGTATTTATTAAAGTAGAGTGTCCTTGAGGTTATATTTACCAACTACTTTATCTGATTGTACTTCTTTTGCAGTCTTTCTAGAAAACCTATCACCTAATGGCGTATTAGGGTGTTTGTCTGCAATTTTTTGAAGTGTTTCTTTCATACCACCATCCATTTTCTTGATGATATGGTCGCCCACAAAATGAGGAGCAGTTAATACTTTCTCTATGTGTGGATTGTTTTCTAGATACTCTGGTTTCTCTGCAATCTTCATTATCTTATCGAAGACTTCACCTGTATCTTTATTCTTAAATGTGTATGTCGGCATTTTTTTCCCTGTACCATTCTGGTTTTGTTCTGTTTTTCCAAGTAGCGAATCCATTCTTTTCATTTATATAGTAGTTCTTATATGCTTCTATAGGATTACCAACTACTTTACAATACTCTGGCATTGCTTGAGGTACTTCTGTCAAACCAATGTCTTTAATATTGCTTGGTGTCTTTAATAATTCCAATGATGGTTTAGATGCACCATGTATCTTTCCATATCTATAAGTATACTCTGCAAGACAAGCCACATAAATCTTATACATCAAACGGTAATTTGATTTACTTTCACGCACCCACACATTACAAGGATGATTCACATGACTCGCCTTATACAGTATACTTTCTCTTTCATCAGGCATTTTCCATCTTTTGATTCTATGATTATTTTTAGTTCTACCTTCGTACAATTCACCATCTAACACTCTGTGTGCTGTAGATAGTAATTGTGCATATTCAGTTGCCATCTTAACTACATGTTTATCAACATGCATTTTGATGTTTTCTATTGGGTCTTTATGTAGATAAAATATATTCATTCATTAGTTCCTTTACTTTTACTAGATTTTTGTATTGTAACACATTGGTACTCATACTGTCAATAGACCCTTTAATCAGTCCTAAATCGGTCTTTAAGACCTCTTTTAGAGGGTATATGTCTACATGTATCAGAAAGACTGCTGTCGTATCTTTAATGACTGTCATAGTCCTTTCGTGTTCAACTCTAAAGGTTAAATCATCTAAACTATCAAAGTCTGGTTTCTCATACAATGGGTGATTACTATATCCATCTAGTGATGTTATACCCCATGTATATCTTTCAAATGATTGTCCACTTGTCATAGCTCTCATGATACCATTAGATGCACGAACTAGTGTTTCATTGTCTGCAATAGGTTCATGTAATTCTGCAAGAGTCTTTCCTACTTTTTCTCCAGCGTTCCATGATGATGGAAATGCCACCATACATGCCTCTAATTTACCCTCGTGCATAATGACAACATCATCTTCAATTGCCATTCCTAATTGTTGTATATTCTCACAATCAATTAAAACTCTGTAATCACTTTTCTGATTAAACAATCCTAGTTTTTGTGCAGTCTTAAATACTAATTCTTCTTCTACTGCAAGTGGTGTTTCAAACCAAATATTTTTACCTAGATTATCTAACTCAATTCTTTTTTGTGATTGAATAAAAACATCAGTATCGTTTGCATTAAATGTTGGTCGTTCACAAGGTTTAAAAACAGGTTTCATATCAAACGGCGTTCTAATTACATGTTCTAACATTACTTCTCCCAACGATAAAATATATGGTCCTCAATTTCTATAGTTTTTGTTTTTGTTTTAGCCCAAGATGGTCTTACATAATCTGCATGATAATGTGTTGCACCATCTGTAATATCAATTACATCATAGTCTGATATGTAATTTACTAATTCAGATATCTCATTATAAACTTTTGTATTTTTAGGTTTGTCTGATTTACCATCACAAAACCAACTGAACTGACACTTGTTTCGAATAGGGTCGCCACTTGCATATGTTAAACCTTGTTTAACAACTTCGCATATTGTGTTTGGAAATCTTTTGTCGTCTACACGATTTTGTGTAACTTGTGCAACTGCTAACCAACCAGCCTGACCTTGACCTCTTGCTTCAAAATAAATGTTTTCTGTTAAACATTTTCTATCATCTCCAAATGCACTATTCCATGCAATCAGTAATATAAAAACTATTAATATTAATTTTACATCTGTCCATCCCATCACGAAACCTCTTTAACTTCTTGTACTACACTTTTTGGAATGATAGTAGAATTACCACATTCATCAATACTGCCATCATCATTAAAATTAAAATCTGATACGATTCTAATCATCTCCTCATTATCATCAATTAAAAAACCTGTACTTAAGCATCTAGGTAAAGAAGATTCTTTAACATCTTCAACACTTCTCCATGAACTATCAGATACTATATCAATCCAATATACATGGACAAACTTGTATGGTATTTTTTTAATTTGTCTACTCATAATTAATGGAGCGTATGGATTGTACTGCCCAATCTTCTCTTAGTTGGAAACCAAGTGTAATACTTTTATACCACATACGCATATCCCTTGTTAAAGTGCTACCACCAACTCTTTGATGAGGTCGAGAGAGAGAGTGAGTTGGTGATAGCGTAACTTTTACTATATCCTCATCATCTGAAACATTATAACAGCACTCAACATACTTTGTCAAGTTTTTTTACATCCCAGAAGCACTTCCAGGCGCTTGTGGATATACAGGTGGTTTTTCAATCATAAAATCATCATCCCAACCGAATGCTTCTTTCACTACATCTTTTGATAAACCTTTGTAAACTTGATGTAATTTTTTATCTTTTGCATCACATAATAATTGTGCTTCACTTTCATGTAGACCTTCGCACATTTGAATAAACATTTTTTCTTTCTGTGCTTGTGGTGTATCATTGTCACCACCTTTAATAAAGTGCCAAAGTTTTTTTGATTCCATTTGTAGAACTGTATGTTCAGTTCCCATAGGAGCATCATTTTTTTTATATGGTACTTCACCCTCTGGTATTACCCATTCTTTTGTAGGGTCAAAAGATGCCTTCAACAACATTCTTAATGCTGGTGTGTCATTTGTTATTAGTGTTGCTACTTTTTCTACTTTTGTTTTCGCCTTGTGTACTTTATCAAGTATTTCTGAAAACAGTAGTGTGTGTGTCTGATATGCCATTTTAAAATTCTCCAATTTGTTCAGTTAGACTTTTTAGTCGTTTATCTATAAAATAATTTAACAACTTACTTCTGTCACCACTAGTGGCAACATTGAAATCATCTAGAATTTTTTCTTCTAATTCTTCTGGGATATTATCCAGATTAATCAGTCTATTGTTTCTTTGATAATTTCGTTTCACTTCATTATCTAGTTCGTCAATTTCTTGAGCTAATATACTTTCAATTCTTTTAGATGTTAAAGGTCTTTGCCTTAGTGCATCTGTAAATGTATGGTCTGGTGATAATACATTAGGTATTCCATCTGACCTATCGCCTTTAAGTATATGTTCTTTTATATATACAACAGGGTCAACCCCATTTATATGTTTCTTTGTAATAGGACTATACTGTCGTACATTATTATATTTATGCAACTGAATAAAGTCCTTATCACCAGATACAATCATAATTTTTTCGTCTTGATACTTCTTACATAGTACAGCAATGATATCATCTGCTTCAGCACTATAGGTTTCTACAACTTTGTATGGTAGAAACTCATTGACTTCTGATTTGATGTCATTGAGTAATCCAAAAATCTTATCCCAATCTTTGTTATCTGATTCTCTACCTTTCCTACGACCTGCTTTGTATTGTGGGAATACATCTCTACGCCAACAGTTTTTAGAATCGTATGTTATAACTACTTCACCATACTTTTCATTAAACATGCTACGATATAGTCGTACTGAATTTAATATCATATGTCTGACCATTTCTTCATCTAACTGATTGTCATTCATATTCAGATGCATCATTACAGATGCAATTGTAATTTGATTCATGTCAATTAATATCATATTAAATCCCTATAATAATTTAGAAAGGGTGGCACTTACTTTTTCGGAGGCCACCCCACTAAAATTCTTAATAAATTAAGAAGCGTAACCTACGCCATTTCCATAAAGTGCTTTGATTCCAGCGGCAACGATTGCTTTATCTGCACCACCATTCATCAATACTTCACCGACACCAGCAGCAATAATTGCTTTTGAAGGTGTACCCATTCTATACGAAGTACCTTTAGAATCTTTGTTTATGTAAATCATAAAACCTTGACTTCTTAGTTTGTCCACCATTGCTTGTGGTGAAGTTAGGTCAAATGTGTTTCTTAATGTTTTCCAAGTAATTATATCACCTCTTGTAAATGCATTAATTACTCTTTGTGTTTTTGATAGTTTCTTTCTACCCATGTTATAATCTCCTATGATTATTAAATTTTAAGTTGACTAATTTTATGCCTCGAATAGTCATATTGGCAATTACCTTATGTAATTCTTTATTCATCATCTTCATCTGTGTCAAAATGAAATGTTACTTTCATAGTGCCAGGTTCATTGTCTTCTGCAAATTCTATATCGCAATCTATTAATTCATTATCAATTATTTTTAATAGTTCATGTTCAGTCATCTTTTTCATCTTCCTCTTTAATGATGTCTTTGTTTCTTTTACTATGTAAAGTTTCTACATTAAAATTAGAATCTGATTCATCATCTTCTTCTTTAAGAAGTCTTAATTCTTCTTTTTCTTCATCAGAAAGTTTATCCAATTCTGTATCTGGGTAAAACTCTACCTCAACTTCATCTTCTTCACTTTCTATTATTTCACTAACCATCTCTATAACATCTGCCAAGAGTGGTGAATCAAATCTAGAATAATGTAAGTCTATACCATCTTCTGTTTCTTTTCTTTCTGGCGACATTATCTGTTCAATAAATCCTTGTACAATATGTGGTAGACCTACTTGTCTTGATAAAGCACCTTTAATTACTTCTGATAAAAAACCTACATCTAATATAAACTGTTCGTCTGCAATGTCATAACCATTTTCACTAAATGTGTGTATCATCTGAACCATAACATTTTCAGTTATTATATCAATCTTAGCAAGTTTTTCTTTCATTTGTAACTGAGAATTATTCTTATCTAATTCTCTATCATACTTCTGTTTAAT